CGGGCATTTTTCACGGCTTTCATCTGCAAACAAGGGTTGGTAACGCTTAGACATCGGACACCTTTCAAGTAGTTGGGAAGCGTAGTGTATGACATAATATATTCTGTCTGACACTAGGACATTCCCTAATTGTGTATTGTTTGACACAAGCAACAATTCGTTTCTTTTAACCAACATAAAACAAAATGCCAAGACCGCCATCAGACATCACAGGTACGCACATTCAGATTGCCGTCAGGGTTACTCAGGCTTTAAAAGATGAATTTCAGAGTATGGGAGGGGCAATGTGGTTGCGAAAACTGCTTGCAAATCAAATTGAGCAGCGCAGAAAACTAGAAGCAGAGTTCAAAAAGAAGTGATATAGTAGTGACAAACACGGCTAGGGTAGCTCCCGAAAAGACGAATCTTTCACCGTCCTGCCATCAGTGTTTAAGTGAAAGTGACCAATGAAAGTAGGCACACATGGCGACACTTACGCTAAAAAAACCCAAGCCAACGCTTGCGGCTGAAAAACCCATAATCAATTTAATTGGCAAATTTGCTGTGATGCGTCACGCAAGAACTACCCATAGCATTAGATTTACTTGTGTTCACGACACTTACGAACTGGCAGAAAAAGAGGCTAATCGCCTTTTGCTGGATTCTCCAACAGAGCGATTCCTGATTGTTTATGTCTCTGGCGGGGTGGAATGATGCACTATTACAAACGAAACATTGGAGACTATGCCAAAAAAGCAGGTCGATTGACCATGTTGCAGCACGGTTCGTACACGCTTTTGATCGATTCGTGCTATGACCGTGAAACATTTCCAACAATGGAACAAGCACTTGAATGGACTTGGGCATCAACTGAAGCAGAGATTGAGGCGGTAAAGTTCGTTTTGAGTAGGTTCTTTGCGCTTGACAATGATGGTCGTTATGTCCAAGAGCGTATTCTTCAGGAACTGCTTGATTACCAAGAAAAAGCAGACACAAACAAACGAATCGCTATTGATCGTGAAACGAAGCGTAAAGAAAAAAGCACGAACCGTGAACAAACCGTAGACGAACCGCCACCTAACCATAAACCACTAACCAATAACCATAAACCAATAAAAGATAAAGCAACTGTCGTTGCTACGCCTGACGGCGTTTCACAATCGGTGTTTGATGACTTCAAAACCTTAAGAAAAGCTAAAAAAGCACCGATTACTCAAAGGGTTCTTGATGGAATGCAGGAACAGGCAGACATTGCAGGTTGGACATTGGAAAAGGCAATGGAAGAATGTTGTGTTCGTGGTTGGCAAGCATTCAAGGCTGAGTGGGTCACAGAAAAGCCTAAACTGGTCAACAGGTTCGATGTTGCTCATGTGACCGTACCATCAAGCTCACACCGTGATCCTGCCCTTGTCAAACTGGATGAAGACAGCAAAAGAACATCAGCACCAAACCCTGAGAATCTGGCACGAATCAGGGCAATTTTAGGGAAAACAGCATGAAATTAGACGAAGCACACCGTATTTTGGACACTCAAAAAGATGGAACAGACTCCACCCCGTTATCAAAATCACAGAAGCCTTGTGGACAACCGGAGACATTAGCAGTCCACTACCAAAGCACGTTAGACCATTTGATAACGATGGCATCAACGAGTGGCTGGAAAGCCTATGCGTGGGGCAGAGCGAAAGAACTGGAGAATCATCACTTAGGGATTTACAAGGGAATCAGTCAAGAGCTAATCAACAGAATGAAAACAACTAACGATTAAAGGAATAATATTTTGGTATACATCGGTGTAGACCCAGGAAGCGTTTCGGGTGCATTAGGCGCATTAGACCATCATGGTAATTACCTAGAGGCATTCAACATTGAACACAAGGACAAGCACATTCTGGCACTGGTTTTCAAGAGTCGAATTCTTAGCCTAGTCGATCCCAAAATAGGGGCAGAGATTTGCATGGAACAGGTGCATTCAATGCCAAACCAAGGGGTATCAAGCACATTCGCTTTTGGTCGTGCCGTAGGGGTTATTAGTGCCGTTTGCGAGTTAACCCGCTGGCCTGTTCACCTAGTCACTCCGCAGCGATGGAAAAAGCACTTTCACTTATCAGCCGATAAAAACGAATCGCTGGATATGGCACGTTACCTATGGCCTGAAGCTAAATTAAAGCTCAAAAAAGACGGGAACAAAGCCGAAGCCCTACTAATCGCAGAATATTTAAGGCATGAATTGCATGGTATCGAAGCCAAAAAACAGAAGTCAACCCCCTAACACCAAGGGACAAGTCGTTTTCTACACTGAACGGGAAAAAGTCGCACTGAAGCACATTGGCGGCGGTTCAGTGGCTGAGGGTGCAAGGGTTTCGATTCGATGGGCGGCGCATTTTTGGAATGTCGGATTAAGACCAGATCACAATTTAAACCATGTTGGACTGAGTTTATTTGTCGATGATGAACACGCAGATGACCTATGACGTTAAAAATACCCTTAAAACGGCTTAAAAGGCACTTTTCAGGGCTTGATTTTGTTTAGCCCTCAATACCCTACCTGCTTTTGCTTGCATGGGCTTAAATTCAGGCAATAAAAAACCGCCCGAAGGCGGCTGAATGTTAGCGTGTACTAACTTAATGTTCTATGTAAGGCTCGCAGTCTTTAAGCCAAACATTAAATTCTGCAATTTGCTCTGTTTCAGTAGCAAACCACAAGACTTCAACCACCTCGTCAAAATCATCATCTGAAACAATTACCTCAATGCAATAAGGGAATTCAGGGTTATATTTTGCATCGTAAATTTTATGAACTTTCATTTTTTAACACCTTTCATTTTCTGAGAATAATTTTCAAAATTAAAGCAATGGCGGCGTAAATCATAATTGTTTTTCTAATGATGTTAGAAATTCAATAACTGAATTTAAGCCTGACTCAATTGTGCATTCATCAAAATCAGAATTATATTTTTGCTTTAATAGTTTTTGAGACAATGCCGCTTTAATATCGTAAAGGTCAAATAAAACAGAGGTCAATTCATTATGGTCAACCTCTAACTTTATGGGGTTTTCTAACCAGTGTGTGTCGATCATGTTATCACCTCTTTGATTTGTTTTAACTGCCATGCACAGGCGAAGTGCCATGTTCCCAATGCGTCAATAACTGAAGTCAATTCATAAGTAGGGAAATGACTAAGACTTAATTTATTGATATAACAATAAACAATTTCAGCTACTTTTTCTTTTGGAATATTGCAAATTGTGTTGTCGTAAGCCTCTACAAAAGCCTCTTGTTCTGATAATTTCATACTGAAACCCATCCTTTCAATGGCACAAATTGATTCTTAAATTCTGAAACTGTTAAATTCTTAGCAAAATAATCATCATTTACTTGTTTAAAACACGAATAAACAGCTTTCCCATCTTTATTGTGGTTTGATGCCTCTCCAACTAAAAAGGCCGTTTGCGAAATTATTTCAGGCGGCAAAACCTCTAGCATTTCCCAATACATATTTTTAGTGGTAGGTATCCATTGATCGGGGTTTGCGTCCATAGCATCCCACAATTCTTTCCATTCAAGCGGTTTATTCATGCTTTTTCTCCCGTCCAAACAGGACCAATATCATTCCATGTTTTCCAAGTTTCTAAGACATTAGAGCCATAATGCGGCTTTGTCGTGCGAATGTTGACATATCGCATTTCGTCCCGATAACGTGCGGCACGTTCAATTTGTTCGGCTTGCTCAATGGTTTCACATTCAATAATGAGCTTATTTGTCATGCCCTTTGCCATTCCCCATCCTGACATAAATTTGTCAGTCATAGTCACATAAAAAACTGGTTTTTTCATCATTTACACCTATTTAAAAACGCATAAAAGCCTATGCAAGCCTTACATTGTCAAAATGCAAGCCAAAGCCCTAGGGTTTAGGGCAATGGTTTAGATTTTAATTATGCGGTTTCAGTCTCTACTGTTTTAATTTTAGGCAAATAACACCATTCAGGCACACGGGCAAAGTCTCCATCTCTCATAGGCATGATGATGCCTACAAAATGTGAATCAGCCCCTATTGACACAATGCCGCTATCCGTACCCCTTTGCTTGATAGATACATTGCAATTGTTAGATTTTGACCCTTTTAAATCGGTATCAGCATCATGAAATGCCATTAAATAAGAGATATTGTAAGAACTAGGCTTAATGTCATCATCTTTAACCATCATTGGAATGATTCTGTCAGTATCAGGAAAACACCCCTCTGTAGCACTAAAAACACGGGTTGAATTATCCGGTTCGATAACTGTAATTTTTTGACCCTCTACTGTAAAGTGTAGAGTTTCATTACCTTTTTTGCCTGTAGCAGATAATGCTTTCACGGCATCTAAGGGAATAATTACCTTTGATTGATTTTCTACATAATCACTATCAATCAATAAACGGCCTAATACATGACCATTTGTTGATTCTAGGTATGTACCTCTATTATTTTGCACTACATGGATACCCTGTAAATAGTATCGAATATCTTTAATTGCACTGAATCTAGATAATGCTTTTAACTGTTTACGTTGAATTGAGAATTTCATTTTTAACACCTATTGAATGCCTAGGAAAATGCCTAGGTGTTAGGGTACTGCTAACAATACCCTAAACCCTAGTTTTTAGCCCCATACCCCTATGATTAGCATTAAACACGCAAACCCTGTGAGGCTTACCCATATCACAATTTTGTCGATTGATTCCATGTTTACACCTTTGTAATATTGCAATATTCTATCCATTCGTCATTAGTCATTGCATAATTAACTGAATAGAAAACATCATTTAGGGTTGAATCTTGCTCAAATTTAATAAATGCTTCAGTTGCCCCATTGGGCAAACCATTCGATAAATATGGCCTATGAGACACAATGCGACCAGTTGACAACTTAATATCTTTTTTCATGTTTACACCTATTAAGAATTTTTTGCTAACAAATTGAAAGATTTAAGATAATCCCTTGCGCCACTATAAGTGTCGGCCATTATTTTGTCGCATAATTGCCCATTTTTATACAGTTTTACAATGTAATAACCATTGTATTGAATGCGCTCGAATGTAGTGTAGTTCCCGTTTTTTTGCTCAGTAATTTTCATGATTAACACCTATTGAATGAATGATGATTGAATGTAGCATAGTGTAAGACACTACACTATAGGGATAAACCCTATTTATCGGTAAAAATATAATTGTGCATTTTGGACACAATCCCTAGGGTTTGCACCCCAATATTTTCGACCAGTAATGTAACCAGTTACAAACCAGTAACCAGTGATTGTGCATTGTGTAGGCTTCATTTTATGCCCCATTAATGCGGCATATATTGCACCACTAGGCGCACCGATTGAATCAATATTGCATGATTCTATGATGCCTTTACCTATGCTTTGCAAAGCCTTAATTTGTTGATTAGTCATTGTTTACACCTATTAAAAATGATTGATTGAATCCCTAGGAAAACCCCTAGGCATATAACCCCTAGAATTCTAAGGGTTATAAACCTATTGTTTATTGAATCGGCTCAGTTTGAGACACATGGAAAACTGTAGATGATCGGCACAATTTCGTAGGTAAACCAGTGGTTTTATCGTGTGCATCTATCCATGTAACCACTTTCACCCCATGTTCACCCTTAGATACCTGCCTGCCTAAGGCTTTCCATGCGTTATAGGTGAATACGTTTTCCCTAGGGATTATGTCGCTAGGGTTTATTCCCTTTGCGATAAAACCAGTCATGATGCTAGGATAATTCAGTAGTGAATCACCATTTTTAGCCCTTTGTAGGCTTTCCAGTTGTTGCAGTTGTTTATCCATCATTTACACCTATCAAAAAAACCCTAGGAAAATCCCTAGGTGTAATGGCACTGGTAAACAATGCCATAAACCCTAGAATTTATACGTTATATTGGTGATAAACAATACAAACCACAGAATTATCGGTTTTTTGTAATGTTTTTACAGTATGGCAAAAGTATGCCCCTGCAGTATCAGTATCACGATAAACCAATGGGTGCAAGTATTCCCATGCCTGATTCTCAGTTAAGTTATCCTCTGAATCAGACAATAAAAGATATTCCTCTGATCCATCTATACCATTGTCGATATTTCCAATTTTAGTTACTTGAATAGTCATGATGTACGCCTGTTTAGTTGATTGATTGAAACACTAGGATTGTTTGCCTAGTGCTACTAATATAACGTATTGTCAGACACTATGTAATCAGTACAAACCCTAATTTCCCACTAATAATATCTATCAATTAATGCTAATCAATAGGTTTTCACTATTTAACATAATGTGATATTCAGTGAATCCGTATGATGCTGCATCGACCCTATACACGAATGCGAATAATTCTCATGTAGATTTGCATTGTTAGTGTGCGCTCACTTCGATGTTAGTTAGTGCTTACTCCGGCATGATGTAAGTGCTTACTTGTAAGTGAGTGCTTACTTCGATAGGGGGGAGGGGGTGGTCGTATGTCTGTAATATTGTGGCAGCCTCCTCCGCACTGAAAAAGCCAATCTAAGTGTTTAACACTAACAAAGGCTATCTGGTTGAAGGAAGAAGACAAATAGGAATGTCACCCGTGGTGGGTGAATCCTTTTTAAAGGAGAGCCTCTCGTTTATGCTAAGTTAGTGGTGACTGTCAGATCACTACTCCACGCTACTAGCCCCGTTCAAGTCTGTTGCTTTACTTGAGAACTACATGGTTCACTACGTTTATCCTACTTGGTCGGCTCAACCGCATAGAGGGGTGGGTGATGCCCCCGTTTGTCACCACTATACAAGAATCTGATTCTGATGTAAAGTGTGCGCTAACTTCCAAGACGCATGGAGATTGACTCTAGGGACTACTGGGGTAGCGCAACAGTCTCCAGCCGTGTTGGTGTCAAGTAACGAAACTGTACGCCAGATACCTGATCGGGTGGGTCTGCAAACCCGTAGGTCGCAACGCTGGTCACCAACAACCTACACGCATGGGGATTGTGGTTCGCCGAAATTAGAGCCTACTTGCAAGGCAGTCTCCAGCCGTGTTGGTTCGCTATGGCAAGGCATTGAGTCCTGCAATCGCCGACTGTCTGGGTTGTCAGACCGAACAACAACTTCTTCCCACAACTGGACAAAAGATGAACGTGATAGATAGCTTCAAGAAAACAAGAGGTCGGCCTAAAGGTTCTGGTGCTATGACCTTGAGGAAGTATGCTGATAACCCTCAATCTCTTGTTTTGCCTAAGACTGAACAACAACAAGTCAAAGAACTCAAAGACCTGTTAATCAAAAGTGCAGGTGCTAATGTTGTCCACAAGGCAGTTGAGATTGCCATGAATGACGAACACCCTGCTCAAATGGCTGCTATCAAACTTTGTATGGATCGGATGCTTCCTGTTTCTTTGTTTGAAAAAGAAGGTAAGCAAAGGTCAGCAGTTAACATAACTATTTCTGGCATTGGCGGTGTAGTCATAGGGGATAACCCTATAGATGCTGAAGACATAGAAAGCAAATCCTAGTTGTATTCTTGCTTAAACAAGAGTACAATTAAGACATGAAAAAATGTACCCACTGCAAAGAAGACAAACCCCTTTCAGAATATTATCCTGTTGCCAATGGAATTAAAGGTGTTCGACCTAGATGCAAAGAGTGCATGAAGATTTTAGAAAAAAAGAAGTATGGTGAGAATGATGAGTTTCGTTGGTCAAAACTTAGCAAACAAGCAATAAAACTACAAACAAACCCAGAACACAAAGCAAAACATCAAGAAAGTCAAAGGCGGTGGCATTTGAAATCAAGTTATGGATTGACCACTCAAATGTTTGATGCTATGGTTGCCGAACAAGGTGGTGGTTGTGCTATTTGTAAGATCAAACCAGAGGTTGGAGTCCCAAAAACAAGAATGGTGGTTGACCATTGCCACAAAACAAATACGGTTCGTGGAATTTTGTGTGATTTATGCAATACAGCCATTGGTAAGTTTTACGATGACATTTCAAAGTTAGAAAGTGCAATCAGGTATTTAAAAAATGAGTGATCTTAATTTTCAACTTTTGAAGTGGCAACAGGAAGTTATTGTTGACCCCAAACGATTTAAAGTCATCTGTGCTGGAAGGCGATGCGGTAAATCAAGACTTGCGGCTGTAACCCTGCTTCTTAAAGGTTTGGTTTGTCCACAAGGGTCTGGCGTAATGTATGTTGCTCCAACCCAAGGGCAAGCTAGAGTTATTATTTGGAATGTCTTGAATGAGTTAGGAAAAGATGTAATTGCATCAAGTCATATCAATAATCAAGAGATTACATTGATAAATGGTGCTGTAATCTATATTCGTGGCGCAGATAGACCAGATACCTTACGAGGCGTTAGCTTGTCTTATGTGGTGCTGGATGAATATGCTGACATGAAGCCCTCAGTTTGGGAGCAAGTTATTCGTGCTTCCCTGTCAGACAGAAAAGGAGATGCCATGTTTATAGGCACTCCAAAGGGTAGAAATCATTTTTATGATCTGTACCAACTTGGTCAAAGTGAAAATAATGACTATAAATCTTGGTCTTATACTACTTATGATAATGAATTAATTGACAAAGAAGAAATTGAAAATGCAAAGAAAACCTTAAGTTCTTTTGCATTCAAGACCGAATATATGGCATCTTTTGATAATGCTGGAAGTGATGTTTTTAAAGAAGAATGGATTAAATATGGAACTGAACCTGAACATGGCTCGTACTACATTGCTGTCGATCTGGCAGGGTTTGAAGAAGTGGCTAGACAAGCTGCAAATTCCAAGAAAAGGCTAGACCAGACTGCTATTGCTGTTGTCAAAGTCACTGATGATGGCAAATGGTTTGTCAAAGAGATTGCTTATGGTCGGTGGGACATCAGGGAAACTGCGGCTACGATCCTACTAAAGATACGGGAATACCGTCCTTTGGCTATAGGAATTGAGCGTGGAGCATTAAAAAACGCAGTTTTGCCGTATTTGAGCGACTTAATGCGTAAAAATAATGTATATTCACACATAGTTGACTTAACGCACGGCAACAGGAAAAAGACTGACAGGATTATCTGGAGTCTCCAAGGACGGTTTGAGCATGGGCGTATTGTGCTGAACTCTGAGGAAGATTGGGATGAATTCAAAGATCAACTCTTGATGTTTCCCGCCCAAGGTGTTCACGATGACTTGTGTGATGCCCTTTCCTACATTGACCAACTGGCTGTAACCTCATACTTTGTTGACGATCAAGAAGATGAGTGGGAGCCTCTAGATATTATTTCGGGGATATAAATGGCAGATGGTTTATTTGATTTGGCAAAAAGATTTATTCCTGCGCCAGCAAGGTTTTACACCCAAACTATGCTTGGAGATAAGACAAAACCACTAACACAGAATGATCTTACGCCAGAAGAACTTAGCCATCTTAATGAAGCCATACAAAGTTCAAGGATACGACTTCAGCAAAAATATGAAACTATAAAAAATGCAAAAAGTTTTAATGAGTTACCAAAAGATATTCAAAACAAAATAACATCTAGTGAAGATTATCTTAAATTTGATATAGGTGGAAAAACTCCAGAAGAAGCAAATCTTAAAGGTAAAAATTTATCTGATTTTTTAGCAAATGCTTTGCAAGAAGCAAAAACAAAAGCTATCTTGAATCAACAACAATTTCAGGAAGGCTTGGGGAATGTTCAATATCAAGATTATTCTGAAAATAACCCCATAAGAGATACATTAGGTAGATTTAATTACAAAATAAATCCTGATGGAACAATAAATGTTTTAGACTCATACGATTTTTCAAATCCACAAAGACAACAAAATGTTGTAGATTATGCAAAAATGACTCCAACAGAAAAAGCACTATCAGTTGCAAAAAGTGGATTTTTAAACATTGGATTACCAAATTATATAAAAGGTGTGGCTGGAAAAGCTGGTGAAGCATACATAGGTGCTGATGGCAGACCAGTCAACATAACCTATAACCCAAGTATGCTTCCACAACAAAACGGCACTATTGAACAACAGCCCATGTACACCGACCCTTTTGGAAATACAATCGGTTCATCAATAAGGTAACACTATGGCAACAAATAAAGAAGTCAAACTTGAACAAAATGAGTTTTATGAGCCTACTGAGGCTGACAAAGAACTGACCGATTTTGTTACCAGCCACTGCACCAAGTGGCGTGACTACAGAGACACTAACTTTCTCCCTGATTGGTTGGAATACGAGCGCATTTTCCGTGGTCAATGGGCATCTGAAGACAAAACCCGTGAGTCAGAACGCAGCCGAATCGTAACTCCTGCTACTCAACAAGCCGTAGAAACCCGCCATGCTGAGATTATGGAAGCTATCTTTGGTCAGGGTGACTTCTTTGACATTGAAGACAATATCCAAGATGTAAATGGCAATCCTATTGATGTTGAGATGATTAAGAATCAACTCACTGAGGACTTCAAGAAGGACAAAATCAGAAAAGCTATCGACCAGATCGAATTAATGGCTGAAATCTATGGCACAGGCATAGGCGAGATTGTTGTTAAGACTGAAACTGAGTATGTTCCCTCGACTCGCCCTATTCCTAATCAGCAGGGTCAGGCAGCTATTGGCGTGATGGAAAAAGACAGAATTTCTGTCAAGATCATGCCTGTCAACCCCAAGAACTTCTTGTTTGACCCTAACGGCACAAGCATTGATGACTGTATGGGCGTGGCTATTGAAAAATACGTTTCAATTCATAAGGTTGTGCAAGGCATTGAACGTGGAATCTACCGTAAGGTGGATATTGGTACTGCCAGTGAAGACACTGACCTTGAGCCTACCCAAGAAGTTTCCCAATATCAAGATGAAAAGGTTCTTTTGTTGACCTACTACGGGTTAGTTCCCCGTGAGTACCTCAACAACATGAAAGAGAACAAGGATATTGTTGAGTTGTTTCCTGAAAACTCAGCGGCAGAAGATTACACCGACATGGTTGAGGCTATTGTCGTGATTGCCAATGATGGGATGCTCTTAAAGGCTGAAGAAAATCCATACATGATGAAAGACAGACCAGTTCTGTCCTATCAAGACGATACTGTGCCAAATCGCTTGCTTGGTCGTGGTACGGTGGAAAAAGCATTCAATATGCAGAAAGCTATTGATGCTCAGACTCGCAGCCACTTGGATTCACTGGCACTGAGTACCTCTCCCATGATGGCAATGGATGCAACTCGCTTGCCTCGTGGTATGAAGTTTGAGATAAAGCCAGGGAAAGCTATTCTGGTTAACGGTTCTCCTAGCGAGATTCTGTTTCCATTCAAGTTTGGGCAGACTGATCCCAACAACCTTGCAACTGCCAAAGACTTTGAGCGAATGTTGCTACAAGCGACAGGAACTCTAGACTCCAATGGCATGATTAGCCAAGCTAGTCGTGATGGTGGCGGTATGTCGATGGCGGTTGCATCCATCATCAAGAAATACAAGCGTACCTTGGTGAACTTCCAAGAAGATTTCTTAATTCCATTCATCAAGAAGGCTGCTTTCAGGTTCATGCAGTTTGATCCAGAGCGTTATCCCTCTGTTGACATGAATTTCATCCCTACGGCAACCCTTGGCATCATTGCACGGGAGTATGAACAGCAGCAGTTTATTGGTTTGTTGCAGACTTTGGGTGCAAACACTCCTGTTTTGCCTATTTTGCTTAAAGGTATCGTTGGAAACAGCAGTTTGTCTAACAGAATGGAGTTGATGGCTAAGTTAGACGAGATGATGCAGCCTGATCCACAAGCTCAACAGATGCAGCAAGCTCAACAGCAGTTGGCTATGCAATCGGCACAGGCTCAAATTGCTGTAAATACCACTCAAGCAGAACAAAACAGGGCTGAAGCACAGAAATTGATGGTTGAAGCGCAGTTAATGCCTCAAGAAATACAGGCTAAAAACATGGCTGCAACTACCAAAAACCTGCCAAATCAGGACGATTTAGCTTCAAAGGAGTTTGACAAGCGGGTCAAGATTGCTGATTTAATGTTGAAAGAAGCAGACATCAAGAACAAGTCTAAAATTGTTGAGTTACAAATGGCTGATAAATTAAATGCTCAGTCTCAGGTAAAACAAGATTTTCTTGAAAAACTGACTAATGGGCTGAAGAATGGCTAACATCAAGGAACTAATCCAAAGCATTGAGGCAAATGACTCATCTTTTGATGAGAAGTTAGACGCTATCAATAAGATGGAAGAAACCTTGGTGGCTATGCGCCAGCAAGAAGAACAAGCAGTTCAAGACAATGTTGACTTGATTGTTGAAGCCATCAAAGTGATGGAAAACAAAGTCACTGCCCAACTGGAAGTTGCCAAAGCCATAGTCCCTGAAAAGGGTGATAAGGGCGACAAGGGTGACAATGGCTTAGATGGTCGTCAAGGAATAGATGGTAAGAATGGGTTAGATGGTCGGGATGGTAAAGACGGGCAAGATGGTCAAGATGGTGTCTCTGTAACGGATGCCAAAATTGACTTTGATGGTTCGTTGGTTATCACTTTGTCAACAGGGCAAGAGATCAATGTTGGTGAGGTGGTTGCTCCTGACTTGGCAGAGAAGATTAAAGTTATTAGCACCATGTCTACCAATGGGGCTGTCGGCATCAAAGATGAAGGCACAAGCATCACAAGTGGCGTAAAAACAATTAATTTTGTTGGTGCAACTGTTACTGCTACCAATTCTGGAGATGATGTAACTGTCAATGTAAGCGCAGGAACTGGCACAGTAACAAGCGTAGCGGCAACAGTCCCATCGTTCCTATCTGTTGCGGGTTCACCAATTACGACAAGTGGGACATTAGCAATTAGCTTGTCAGGTACTGCGTTACCAATAGCTAATGGCGGCACTGGTGCTACTACGTTGGCTGGTGCGTCAATTGCCACTTACACAGGTACTGAAACATTAACGAACAAGCGGATTGACCCAAGGGTTACTTCAGCCGCATCAGCATCAACATTAACACCTGATATATCGGCTAGTGATGTTTACGCATACACAGCGTTGGCGGCTGGTTTAACCATTAACGCACCAACTGGAACACCTGTTGATGGCGATAAGTTGATGTTCAGATTGCTAGACAACGGCACAAGCAGAGCATTGACTTGGAATGCAACTTACACAGTCATTGGCGTAACTCTACCAACAGCAACAACCATTAGTAAGACAACGTATGTAGGTTGTATTTACAACGCCAACAACACACGTTGGGATGTAATAGCAGTAACCACACAGGCATGACCATGAAGATTGACTTTTCTTTTTCATCACAGTACGGCACATTTTCAGATGCTTTGCATTTGCCTGACGATCATGGATTGTCTGATGAGCAGATTGAGGCTATGAAACAAGCAAGGTTTGATAACTGGATTGCTGTAATTACTGCACCTCCTGTTGAAGAAACTCCTACTGAGGAGGTCTAATGGCTGACCGATATTGGGTAGGTGGTACAGGCAATTGGGATGGCGCTAGCACGACTAACTGGGCGGCATCATCTGGCGGTGCTTCTGGTGCGTCTGTTCCAACTGCGGCAGACAATGTATTTTTTGATGTAAATTCAAACACAGGAATTACCGCATTTACAGTCACGATGGCAACTACGCCAAGGGTCTGTAATGACTTTACAGCGTCAGGGCTTGATGGAACGATGACGTTGGCGGGTACAAGTATTGGATTGACAATATCGGGTAGTCTTACATTTCAAGCCACAAACTTTAGCCGCACATATACAGGCACAACAACATTTAATGCTACAACAACTGGTAAAACAATAACAACAAATGGCGTTGGTTTTGGTTCGGCAGTTACTTTTAATGGCGTTGGAGGAAGTTGGACGTTAGGTAGTGCTTTAGCTTGTACAACTCTTACGTTAACAAATGGAACACTTAATTTAGCGGGGTATACAGCCACACCTTCATTAAGATTTACAACTGCTACAGGCACAAAAAATCTTACATTTAATGGAGGAACTTTAGCTTGCTCACTTAGTGGTGCAAATTCATTTAGCAATCCGGCTCCTACAGGATTTACAACAACAGCAGGGACAGGTACAGGCACAATCTCCATGACTGCCACAAGCGCCAAGACCTTCAATGGTGCTGGCTCTACATTTAATTGCACACTAAACCAAGGCGGTGCTGGTGCTTTGACAATTACAGGATCAAACACATTTAGCAACATAACCAATACTCGTAAAAGCACAAGTGCCGCATCTATTTTGTTTACTGCTGGAACGACAAATACTTTTACCGATTGGAATGCAAGTGGCGAAGCCACAAGACTTTTAACCATTGGCTCAGATATTGCGGCAATCCATACGCTATCCAAATCAAGCGGTACTGTAAGCGCAGACTATTTGTCTATCAGTCAATCTACAGCTACTGGCGGGGCAGAATGGTATGCAGGGGCTAACTCCACAAATGGCGGCAATAACTTGGGGTGGATATTCACAGCACCTCCTAGCGGTAGTAACAGCAATTTTTTAATGTTCTTTTGAGGAAATAATGACTCCTGAACTACTAAAGTATTACGAAGATCGTTTTTCAATGATGTCTATGGACGGTTGGAAAGAATTAACTATTGATATTGACAATATGATAGAGTCACTCAATAATATAAGCGTTATTCCTGATGAAAAGACCTTGATGTTTAAAAAAGGGGAACTTTCCATCTTGACTTGGCTGAAAACCTTGAAAGAGGTCAGCGAACGAGCCTACGAGGAATTGAATGAAAAGAATGTTTGATTTTGCCTGTGAAAACGGGCATAAAACCGAAAGACTCGTCAATTATGAGTTGATGAGTTTTCGATGTGAGTGCGGAGAAACAGCCAACCGTACTTTATCTGCTCCAAACTTCAAGTTGGAAGGGTGGTCTGGTTCTTTCCCGTCAGAACATGGGAAGTTCGAGAAAAAACACCTAGATCAGTTGAAGTGGGAGCAAAAACACAACTCATAAACAATAATGTCGAGTTGAATGTCCTAGAACCGATAACGGCAGGAAAAAGGTAAAAATATGTTGATTGACAATGAAGATGAGTCGCTAAGTGAGTTAGATGCAGTTGAGCAAAAGAAGCAACTACCTGAAGTAGCACCACTTTCTGAGATGCCTGAGAAATACAGGCAGAAATCTTTGGAAGAAGTGGTAAAAATGCACCAAGAAGCTGAGAAGCTGATTGGAAAGCAAGCGCAGGAAGTTGGGGAAGTGCGAAAGCTGGCAGATGAATTACTCAAGCAAAACCTCTCCTCTAAACAGCAACCTATTGAGAAAGAGCCTGAAGTAGATTTTTTTGAGAATCCACAAGAGGCAGTTCGCAGGACTGTTGATAACCATCCCGATGTACTTGCCGCTAGACAAGCTGGTCAAGATTTCAAAAAGATGCAGATTCAACAAAAGCTGGCGCAGGAGCATCCTGATTTTGGTCAGATTGCTCAAGATGCAGACTTTGTGAATTGGGTGAAATCTTCACCTATTCGCCTTGGTTTGTATGCAAAAGCTGATGGTGAGTTTGATTACGACAGTGCTAATGAACTGCTAAGTACCTATAAAGAGTTGCGTGGCGTTAAGACAAGACAGACTAATGAAGCAGGGGAAACTCAGCGCAAGTCAAGTCTTAAGGCAGCGGGTGTTGATGTAGGTGGCAGTGGGGAGTCTGGAAAGAGATTCTATCGAAGGGCTGATCTAATTCGGCTGAAGATGACTGACCCAGATCGTTATGAAGCGTTAAGCCCAGAAATCATGCAAGCGTATCAAGACGGCAGGGTTAGATAATTTAACTTATCGTTTTTTGGAGATTTAACATGGCAACCTCATTTTCCCCCAGTAATTCAGTTACTGTAACCACAGGCGCAACATTCATCCCTGAAATTTGGTCAGATGAAATCGTAGCTGCCTACAAGAAAAACTTGGTTCTTGCGAACCTGATTATGAAGATGAACTTCAAGGGCAAGAAGGGTGATGTAATTCACATCCCCGCACCTACCCGTGGTTCTGCTTCTGCCAAAGCCGCTGAAACAGCAGTCACTTTGATTGCCGCTACAGAGTCTGAAGTGCAAGTTTCTATCAACAAGCATTACGAATACAGCCGTTTGATTGAAGATATTGTCGAAGCCCAAGCCTTGAACAGCTTGCGTAACTTCTACACTTCTGACGCTGGTTACGCTCTGGCTAAACAAGTTGATACTGACTTGGTTCAGTTGGGTCGTTCAACCAATGGCGGTGCTGGCACAAACGTGTATGCAACTGGTGCGTTTATTGGTGGTGATGGTACTACTGCTTATGTTGCCGCAAGCAACAATGAGTCAGCATTGACTGATGCCGCTATTCGCCGCACTATTCAGCGTCTGGACGACACTGATACACCTATGGATCAGCGTTTCTTTCTGATTCCTCCCTCAAGCCGCAACACCCTCATGGGTCTGGCTCGTTACACCGAACAAGCTTTCGTTGGTGGTACTAACAATACCATTCGCACTGGTGAAATCGGTAACTTGTATGGCATCCCTGTGTTTGTCTCAAGCAATTGCGACACAGCATCAGGAAGTGCTGCCGCACGGGTTTGCTTGATGGGTCATAAAGACTCATTGGTTTTGGTTGAACAAATGGCTATTCGCTCACAAGTTCAGTACCAACAACCCTACCTTGCAACTTTGTACACTGCTGACACTTTGTATGGAGTGCAAATTCTTCGTGCGGCTGCAAGCACTGGTGCGGCTAAGTCTGCATCTATGTTTGCTTTGTTGGTTCCTGCCTAATTGCAGTTGCGCCCCCTGCCCTAGTGGTGGGGGGACTTTTTTAACCTAATTAGGAGAAATCAAAATGGCAGCAGCAACATCAATAACAAGTCGCAGAGGCAACGATAGTTTTCGGGGTGTATTCTCCGATACTTGGTCTGTTTTAGCGACTTTGAACGCATCATCGCTTGCCGATGGTGTCGGCGAGACAAACACAATAGCCGTTCCTGGAGTCAAGCTAGGCGACATTGTTTTAAATGTAAGCATGGGCGTAGATGTCTCTGGCATCTCAATTACGCCTTATGTGTCAGCGGCTGATGTAGTGTCTATTCGTTTTCAAAATGAATCAGGCGGTACATTGGACTTAGCATCCACTACAGTTCGCTGTGTGGTTGTTCGTTTGGTGTAAAGATTGGGGGGTTAGTCCCCCCTTTCTCATTTAAAGGGTTTTATGGCTACTTTTCGCTGTCTTCAAACAGGTAATACTGTAAGTTTTACATATCAGCATGACATTGACTCCATGAAGGGTCATCAAGGATATGTAAGGATAGACGAGCCAGAAGTAACCATAGAATCAGAGATTAGGACAGATACCGCATTTCGTGCGCCTGTAATTCCAACGATTAAGCGTATGGGTAGACCCCGAAAGGTAGCAAATGTCTGAAATAGATGCTCGTGATTTTGGTCGGTTAGAGGCTCAAGTAGAGGCTCTGCATGGTCAGGTGACTCAATTGAGTACCGATGTAAAAGCCTTACTTGAACTTGCCAATAAAGGCAAAGGTGGATTTTGGGTGGGAATGACTATCGCTTCATTCATGGGCGGTGTGATTACTTTTATTGCTGATCGACTCTGGAAATAAGGAGAACACTATGTATGGAAAAATGATGGGTGGTAAGGCCAAAGAAACTGCAAGCAAAGGCAATAAAAAGGGCGTTCCTGTGACCATTATGGTTGCGGTTGGTAAGCCAAAGATGCCAATGCCTATGCGTGGCGGTCGGACTGCTACAAACATGATGAAAAAATCAAGTCGTGGAAAATGAAAACCAAAGCCCAAAAGAAGATCAGTAAAGTTATGACTGAGTATGGCAAGGGTGAATTGCACTCTGGCAAGGGCGGCAAGGTTGTGAAGAATCCTAAACAGGCGGTAGCAATTGCTCTGTCTGAGGCCAAAAAGGTCAAGAAATGAAGACTAAATCCAAGGTCAATCAAGCAGGGGTTTATACCAAACCTACCATGCGAAAAGCCTTGTTTGAGAAGATTAAAGCAGGGTCATCAGGTGGTGACTCTGGTGAGTGGTCAGCAAGAAAAGCACAATTGCTTGCCAAGGAATACAAAGCCAAGGGCGGGGGGTATAAGACATGAGCAAGAATGCAACGCACTATCTGCCTGATGGCAAGGTTTACAAGGGTAAATTGCACAAAGCTGGAGGTGTATTGATGACAGGTGCAAAACATACTCCTGAGAGCAAGGTCTTGACGCACACACCACCACCCAAGCCAAAGGCTAAGAAGTGAAAGACCCGCAGCAATCTCTTAAAGATTGGAGTAAGCAAAAGTGGCGCACCAAGTCAGGCAAACCATCGTCTGAGACAGGTGAGAGGTATTTGCCAGAGGCTGCAATCAAGTCTTTGAGTTCTGCTGAGTATGCGGCAACCACTAAAGCAAAGCGCAAGGGTACTGCGGCTGGTAAACAGTTTGTTGCCCAACCAAAGAAGATTGCAAAGAAAACGGCTAGTTACAGATGAGGTAAAAGATGAAATCACCTACTTGGCAAACAAAAGCTGGTCAAAATCCCAAGGGGGGGTTGAATGCCAAGGGTAGAGCATCTTATAATGCACAAACTGGTGGCAACCTGAAAGCGCCAGTAAAGTCGGGGGATAACCCTCGCAGAGCAAGTTTCTTGGCTCGTATGGCTGGTAACAGCGGTGCTGAGTACAAGGATGGTGAACCAACAAGACTGCTTCTTTCGCTCAAGGCATGGGGTGCTAATTCCAAGGCAGACGCAAAGGCAAAAGCTCAAGCTATATCCGCAAGGAACAAGGCAAAAGCAAAATGAGAGCATTATCAGTTGGCGCAAATTTAACAGCAACAACAAACACTACCCTCTATACAGTACCTACGGGCTACTATGCAAGGGTTGTGTTGCTTCGTGCCGCTAACGCTAGTAGTTCAAACAA